GGATTAAGCATTCCATACCCCCGCACCGAAAAGAACGCGCCGTCATTTACCAAATCGTTTTTAGCTGACCACCCACATGAACTGGCGCAACTAATTGTCCGTGCCCGTAACCTCAACAAGACTAGCGGCACCTTTATCAACACCATTATGAAACACTGTCGATCAGATGGGCGGATACACGGCCATATTAACCAGATCAGGTCAGATGATGGCGGAACTGTGTCGGGCCGCATTTCTATGAACAATCCCAACTTGCAACAAATCCCGGCCCGCGACCCAGAATTAGGGCCTATGATCCGTAGCCTGTTCCTGCCGGAAGAGGGCGAGCAATGGGCGGCTATTGATTTCTCGCAACAAGAACCACGCATCTTGGTGCATTATTCCTACGTTTACGGTAAATCTCGTGGACAGCAGATGGCGGGTGTAGATGAATTTGTCGAAGCCTACCGCAACGATCCCAACATGGATTTCCACACCATGGTAGCAGAAATGGCATCTATCCCCCGCAAGCAGGCTAAGACCATCAATCTTGGGATGATGTATGGTATGGGGGTAAACAAGTTGTCAGAGCAGTTAGACATTGACGTTGAAGAGGCAAAGGGGCTTGTTAAGCAGTATCACGAGCGCGTCCCATTTGTGAAGGGACTTATGAGTGGTGTAATGAACAGGCTAAATGACAAGGGCTCAAGTGGGTCTATCCGTTCAATACTGGGGCGAAAGTGCCGATTTGATCTTTGGGAGCCCGATACCTTTGCCATGAACAAGGCGTTGCCGTACAAAGATGCTATACAAGAATACGGCCCGACCACACGACTCAAAAGGGCATATACCTATAAAGCTCTAAACCGTCTTATCCAAGCGTCTGCCGCCGACATGACAAAGCAGGCAATGGTAAATATCTATGAGCAAGGACGCACCCCGCTTATTCAAATCCATGATGAAATTGCTATGTCAGTAAAAGACATCGATGATGCAAAAAGTATTGCCAACATCATGGAAAATGCTGTACCATTGGAAATTCCCAGCAAGTGTGATATTGAAATCGGGCCTAGTTGGGGAGAGGCAGAGTGATATGACTACAGGATTTGGCGTTACTTGGGTTGATGCAATTCAAATTGCCGTTATGTTATTAATCCTCTACCGCGTTAAGTGATTTTTTGTTTCCTCCCAACTTACCCCGCTTCGGCGGGGTTTTTTTTCACTTGTTTTTCTGTTACTTATCTTATATATTCGCTTACAAATAGTGGAAGGGGTCAAATATGGACACAACTAAATGGAAATCGGTTCTTGTACCTATAGAGGTATATGAACAGATTAAAAAAATGGCAAAGTCGGAAGGACGAACCATTAGCGGTCAACTTCGGATTATGTGGGAAATTTATAAAAAACATAGTTAAGTTAACACTATTTGTTGACATGACTTGTTTTTTGACCCTAGTATGCGATAACTCTAACTTAGTCTTATACGGGAGTAGGATATGACTTTAGAAAAACACAATATGCTGTACGCAGTGCAGTTTGCTTTGCATGAATATGACGAAACAGGTGCAGTTTGCAGACGTACCATGGAAATGCTTGGTGCGCGGGCAATTTTGCTTCGATATGAAATCGAGGGCGAATTGGCTGACGCTATGGCAAAAGAACGGGCTAAGAAAAAACCCGCTGAAAATATTCCGGACGATATCACGTTTACCCCAGATGAAGGGGTTGATATCAGTTTTAAGCCGGAAGGCAAAGAATGCGTGGAATGCGGTACGCGGCTCACGGGTCTGCAACAGAAGTTTTGTTCAAAGCCTTGTTCCCGCAAGCATTGGAACGATAAGAACCCCGAAAGAAAGCGTCAGCATCAAAGTAAATATTACAGAAAGCAGAAAATAAAAAGTCTGCTTAACTTGGTAAAGTAAATTGATGGCTAAAAACAATCATGATAAACTGGCGGAGTTGTTAAAAGTTCCGCCAGTACCGCAAGCATCTGAGTTTAGGAAAGCATGGGCGAGGGTTAAATCACATGGTTTACGACGATATCCCCTTCGGCGAGTCTGGGAAAATACAAAGCCGACTAGATAATGACCAATGCCCACGGTGCTTGTGCCAATTAAAACCTGTTGAAGTACACGGTCACATACAATGCGCGTCTTGCAAATTGTATATATCGGAATGTTGTAACGGCGAAAAAGAAACTAAAGATTAGCCAAGCAGTGTTCCCAAGACCGTGTCTCTAGGTCTTCCCTTTCAAACTTGCGCGGAATAATCCGTTTTGTTACCTGACCCTTCAAACACTCTACGGGTTTAAACAAAACTTTTTCACAGTCGGTGGCTACTAAAGCCACGATATCGCAGTCGTGTATCGTAAGCGGTCTTTTCTTGCCGGACACACTGGTAGCAAATTGATAACCCCAATACCCACTGTTCTTTTTTAAAGCACTGGCCTTGACCTGTACGCGGATAACCCTATCTTCGTGATTGACGATGATGTCTATTGTGTCCAAGTTAACGATCTCGCAACTTAAACCCATTTTCATGAGCCTGACGGCGCATATATATTCGCCTAATTTGCCTGCCTCAAAGCCGCGCAAATGACCCCCCTGTTGTTATCTAAGTATTTCATAAAATAAGAAAAAAATAACCTATTATTTTACCCAATAATATGTTGCATTTCCCATACTATCCTTTATAGTCGCCCTTGTAACAGCTTCTCGCTTTACATTCCCGTAATAGAAGACCCTCAGATGCGTTTATCTGGGGGTCTTTTTTTGTATTGACACGGGTGTTGTGTGGGAATATATAAGAGTTATCTTTAATTCTAGTTACGGGAGAAAAAAATGGCTAGACCAAAGAAATTGGAAAATATGACACATGAAGAGCGTTGTGCTTTTTGGGCTAATGAACGTGAATTGGCAAGAAAAGACCGCGAAACGCGGCTCGCGGATATTACACCCAAAATGCGTAAGGCTCTTTTCGATCTGGTAAATATTTCCGCGGAAGTTGGCGAGGAGTTGTTTACGTCAGGGCCGAAATATGTGACCGTGCATCAAATGCACAAATTGGTAGACCTTGCTAATCTGGTCAAAGACCAATTTAATATCGGAGATGATGACAATGATCTATAAAGAGGATATCATTAGGCAGAAAGCGCAACACATGGAATACGCTGATGCCGTCCAACACCTTAATCAGGTGGTCTCGCTTTACGCCTCGCGGATCGCGGCCGAAGGCCAATTTAGCCGTGAAGCCGTTGAACGTGCCGCCGAAATTCAAGCCGCATGGAAAAGGATACAACGGGGATGATTAATAAGATGGAACAAGACTTTGATATCGCGGGCGACATGATTAATGAACTTATCGACGACTTTGATAGCCGCAACCTTGATGCGGGGGCGTCGATGGGTGGCGCATTAACCGCTATCTTGTTCCGTCTTATGATTTCTTGCCCGGATAAATCCACCGCCATGGGGATGCTTGCTTCAGCGTTGGCGCAAGCATCCCTTATGACCGCAGGGTATGAAGCGGATGAAAGCACTAAGCATTAAATCCGACACAATGGCTATTGGATTTATTGTTTAGCTTCCTCTAGATATCCAAGTAACTCATCAAAAGAGTTGTCTGCATATTCCAGATTGTTGATGGCTTCTTGGATAAGCTCACCCCGTTCTGAATACTGAAGGTTCTCCGGCATATTCTCATACGCCTCTGACTCTTCCTGAGTCACCCCTTCAACTATAGACCGAGCCTCTTCGATCAAAGCCGTAGCTTCATCAATGCGTTTACGCTTATCGATATTCATAACAATACTCCCGTAGTAGTTAACGATTTCAAACAGCTTTTTAGCCTTATATAAGAGTATATCATAATATCCCATACTTGTATAGGGGGGTGCGACATTATGCCGCAGTTAACTATAATTAAATTAAGTATCCCCATAGAAGGGCTTGACGCCCCTTTTTATTTATATTATGTATGGGATAAATCTTATCTATTACGGGAGAATGATATGAAAAAATTCAAAGTTGTCTTTTCTGATGTCTTTGAGGCAGAAGATGAACTTAATGCCTATGACGAGCTTATAGATTATCTTAGAGATTGCGTCAAAATGGAAGATGTGTCCGCGTTTGGTTTTGAGGAGGAAAAAGAGAGAGCGACGACGACTAGATATGAATTACTGCAATCACTGGAGAGGCTATACCCTAGCCGTAAAGACTGGTTTATCTGCGATGAGGACGAGGGCATTGTCAAAGTGTGCTTCAACATAGAACCTAAAGGGGGCAAATAATGAATAACGAAATTATGTCCGCGGCTCACGGTTCTGGGCTCACGTACCCGTCAATGTACAAAATTTGCAAATACTACGCAGATGAGGCAGACTGGAATGGCGAGAACGCCGACTACTGGAAGGCAGAAGCAAAATACTATCAGCATTGCCTGTCCATCGGGATACGCGGCTCAGTGTCCCACCCTACCATCGAACGTCAACTGGAAAAGGACGCAGATAAATGGAACAGAGTAAAGTGGCAACCGCAACATGGATTATCATAGCATCCGCATTGATCTGGGCTTACCATAAATATCAGCCCGTAATTACATTTGCCGAGTGGTTCGGGATGTAGTATGATAAAAACACCTTTCGTAGTCGGGGGAGTAGATTTCGGTCTGCTCCCCTTTTCTTATGCCGATGCCGCAGAACCGCACTTCTTCTTCAAACGGTGTTTTGTAACGCATTACACTATATAGACTCAAAAAATAAAAAAATATTTTTTATCGTTTTTACTCCGTAACACACGTAACACACGTAACATTCTTTGTAAGTTGTTTATATACAAAGATATTTTCTGTTACGTTTTCTGTTACACCTTAAACTACAAAAATGTAACATCAAAATCGGCCTTAAGGGGTTCAAAATTTGTTTTTCTTTTTTTTCTTTTTTTCTGTCTATATAGCATAACGTGTATTATAACTTGGTTAAGTAGACCTTTTTAACTGAGGATTGATTATGGGTAAACAGAATCTTGTGAAGGCGGAGACGCGGGGCAGAAAGAAAGCCACGGCGGATCAGCCCTTGACCCGCAAGCAAGAACTTTTTGTAAAAGAACTTGTGAGCAAGGACGGGCAAATTACTTTGCGTGAAGCCGCTATCAACGCGGGGTATGCCGCAGGGTCGGCGCACTCGCGGGCTTATGAATTAACTAATCCACATATGTCGCCGCACGTTGTCGCCGCAATTAAATCATACCGCCGAGAATTGGATGAAAAGTATGGTGTCACATATCAACGACACTTACGCGACTTACAAACTATCCGTGACATGGCTTTGGAAAACGGGGCGTATTCTGCCGCTGTACAGGCGGAGTATCGCAGGGGTCAAGCCCAAGGCGACATCTATGTCAGCAAATCTGAAATCCGTCACGGCTCAATCGACAGTATGAGCAAAGAAGATGTTTTGAAAGCATTAGAAGAGATAAGGAATAGTTATGCACCGATCACAATCGACGTCACCCCGACAGAAGAACACGAAAACACCAGTAATCGCAACAAAGCGCGAGGCAGGCTTCTACAAGCAGGTAAAGGAAGCGGCGCAGAGGTCGAGCCGGAAATTTCTTCTGACGAGGATTGAAAACTGGGTGGGGGCGGGTATTCCTGACCTAATGATTTGCGACGAAAAAGGCGACTTTCACTTTATTGAATTAAAATTTTTGACAGGCAACACCGTCACCCTGCAACCATCTCAGGTTGCGTGGCTATCCCGCCATAGCCATGCCAGTTGTTGGATACTGATTAAGAAACAAACCAAGCCGACAGAACCCGCCGAATGCTTTTTGTATCCTGCTAATGCGGCGGTCGATCTAAAAATGGATGGGCTTGAAGCGGTCGAGCCGATTTTCCGTTGTGAACAGCCGTTTCAATGGGAAACTATTTTTGACTTGATAAGTCCTAAATAATCGCATATATATGGGTCATCGTTAACAAACTACGGGAGTATAAAACGATGGGACTTGATATGTATTTGAGGGGTAATAAGTACAAATTATCTAAATTGGAAGACGACGATGTCGTGTTAGTGGATGGCTTTGAGCGGATGTCTGAAAACTTAAGTATCGGGCAATGGCGCAAACACGCCGCCTTGCATCACTTAATTGTGGATACTTTTGCGGATGGTGTGGACGATTGTTCGCCTATTCCCTTAAACCCTGACGATTTGCGGCATATTGCCAAAAGACTTCGTGAAAGGGATTTTCCGCCGATGGAAGACTGCGGCGGTTTCTTTTTTGGCGATGAAGAGTGGTGGCAAGAATGTTGCGCTAATGCCGACGCCGACGCCGACATTTTTGAAAAAGCGGCGAATTGGATAACCGATGAGGCCTTTGAGGGTTCTTTTTGGCATTCGGTTGAATATCAGGCTAGTTGGTAGGGGGGATATGTTATGCCTAGAACAGTAGTAGAGTGGAACTGGGAAGACGCCTTTTCAAAATTCGGTTTTGGGGACGGCGACGGGTGGAACGGGACGAACATTGTTTGTCATGCGATAGACGCCCTTGGCTATGAAACAACATGCGAATGGTGGGGATGCCATAACTATATGATTATGGATATCTCGAAAGGCGATAATTCCCTCTTATTTGATGATGAACTAAATTGGAATGCAGAAACAATCGCACGCATGAATAAAAACGGCGTGACAGATATATCTAATCAAGCCATCGGATATACTGAACCCCATTTATTTTTGCCCGACGATATTCTGGAAATGCTAAACGCAACCT